AACCTACTGCAGCACCTTCAGCAAATTGACCATTTCCACCTGCAATTTTAAATTCATTGTCATCAACAAAAGAACTTTCAGCTTGAAACAATCCTTGTGAACCAAAATTAGCTGTAGTTCCGTATTGACCAGCTGTTGCAACATATGTTAAGGTTAGGATACCTGAAGCATCAGCAGTAATTAAATCACTACCATCATCACATTGTTCAACTTGATAAACAGTTGAATCACTTGACTTGATATGTAAGCCAATAAATTGTACCATTTTATCAGTTGAAGCTGTAACATTAACGCCTTTACCAGTAGCAACACATAAAAAGTGTGTTACGTTAGTTTGTAAAGCAGCTGAACCACCAGCAACAGAAGCAGAATAAATAGCGCCAACTTCAAACATTTCCATTTGCGCTTGACGTTCAGCAATAAGAATAGACTTTAAGCCGTTTGTTCCACCTGTTGCTGTATCAGCAACATCTGAAGAAGTTACGTTGAACTTCTCGCTTTTTTTAATCATGTACTCGTCTTCCATCCACTCAAATATAGGGACTGGAGTCACAACTGACTGTTGTCCAAAAAGTGAGAAAATGGGAGTAACATTTGGATTGTAGTAATGGATTTTATCACCAAGTTCTAAAACTTGTCTTTGCGACCCGTCTGAAAACTGCAAGGCGGTTCCACTACCATAACTAGTTGTAGACATTTCTACCTCCGTTTATGTTACAGCAATGCTACAATCCTATATAGATTATAGCACTACGTATTTGTATTATTAAATTCCATAATCCCTTTCCAAAAATCATCAACTGCTTTCTCTTCAGGTTCAATAGCTTGAGGAGCATTGCCACTTACAGAGGCCGCGCTATTCTGCTTGTTTTTTACCTTTGGAGCCTGTTGAGCTACTTCTGGTTTAGAATTATTCCCTTTGTTTGCCAATGTTTTCCAAATCTCAACTAAGTTCTCCTGAGATACATTATTTGGGTCAGCCATAAATTGCCTATATTCAACAATATCTGTATCACTTAACCCCATTTTCTGTAGCTCTATAGTTTCTGCGTCAAATGCCTGAGACTGACTAAGTTCAGACTTTAACTTTTCAACTTCTAGCATGGCTTGAGTAGCGCCCTGACTTATAAGCCATTTGTCATGCTCTGCTCTCCATTTTGCGGAGCTAGAGTTTTCAATGCCTTCATCGAGAATATCATAATCATCTGGCTTAACAGGCGGTGCATTCATATCCTTTTGTTTTTCTTGAACTGATTCTGTCAGCTTTTGAACTACATCTGGATTATTCGAAAGAAATTCATCTAACTGCGCTAGCTTTTCATACTTACCCTTCTCATTAGCCCATTCATTTCTATCTTTATCGGACTTCGATTGAAGTTGTTTATATGCGTCAGCGAGTTTTTGAACTCCTTCCTCATCATTTGCGAATTTATTCTCAATTAACCATTGCTCAACTTGAGATTGCTCATTTGGTTCTTCATTGTCATTATTCTCATCAGGTTGAGTTTCTAGAACTTCTTCTTCCTGAGATTCTTCAACCTCTGGTTCCGATGAAGAGCCTGAGTTGAACTCATCAAGTTCAGCTAAAAGGTTATCTTCGTTCATTACTTCTTCCTGATTGTTTTGGTCTTCATTTGTCATTCGATGCTCCTTAAAGTTATCCGCTATGCTTGCGGAGCTTTTGGTTCTGAGTTAATCGTTTGTTTTGCAATAGATAGTTCTTCGCCGACCATGCGAGTCCTATCTCTTTGTCGCGCTTCTTCCAGCTTAGCATTTGATTTGATTTTGCTTACTGCTTCACTTACAGGTTTAGTAGCTTCGCTAATCTCAGCTCTCATGTTAGCATGGAATACTTCACGCTCTCTAGTTTGCAAGTCACCTTGCATTCTCTTGAGTTCTTGTTGCGCTTGTTGCAATTGCGCTTGTAAGTTTCCTATCTCTCCCATTCTCTGCATAAGCGATGCTTTATCAATATCGCCTTTCATATTCATAATAACTTGAGTTTTATCATAAATACCAGCACTTAGAAGAGTTAAATCTTTTTGAAGTTCAGCCATTGGCGACTTACTTCTAGTAGAACCGACTACAACCCTAACATCAAATCTAGCCGTTTCCATATCATATAATTTTTTAACTGCACCTGTTTTGTCATCTATAACAGGAATATTTAATCTTACTTCATTCTCATCACCTGTAGGGCTTACAATTCTTAATGTTCTTTGCTGGTCATAAACATTAGGCATCCATTGAGTTATGACCTTTGCAGTTCTTGTAAGCATATCATATATAGGCAATATTTTCCAATTTTGTTTTCTTGATGATGATTCATCCATTATTTGCGCTTCACCAACAGTACCGGGTGCGCCTTGAGCGTTTCCTTGAAGAAACTTATAAGCGCCAAAAACTGTTTCTATATCAACCTCGTATCTGCCTTTTTCTGCATATAAACTCGATGATACTGCTGGTGGAGCAAATTCTTTTATTTTACCAGATGCTAATGCTCCGGGGTTTGCTCTTATTATAGCATTTGGTATGTGCCATTTCTGTATTTCGCTAGCATCTATAGCTCCATCTTCATACAATAGCTTAAAGTTAGTAGTAGCATTTGTATGAGATATAATTAAAGCTTCAGTTCTATTTAACATTCTCTGAGGAGTCTTTGCATGACGAACATCTCCACTTGGATATGGTGTTCCAGCGTGTTCATTACAAGCAACAGCTATAGGATATTCAGAAATAGGTAGTATTTCATCATACAGAACAGTGTCTCCAACTACAAACACTTCTCTTACCCTCGTTTTGTAAACAAGTTGTTCTGTAATAATTCCTTGTTTTATAAATTCTTCGTACTGCTCATCCTTTACAAGTTCTTTATACTCATCTCTTGTATATGATTGAGTTCTTCCAGTATTTGTATCTAAAATAAGAGCATGAGGTATATTTACTTTTACAAAGTAACAGTATTTTCTTACTCTACTTTGATGGTCTAATACACCATTACCTTTTGTTTCAATAAAATCTCTTGAATATTTACCAGAACTTTGTTCGTTTCTGTAATGGTCTTCCTTAGCATTTTCTATTTCTTTTGCATATTGAGGAAATAAAATCTTTAAGTGTTCTTTTGTATGTAGGTCAGAGTATATAATTGCGCTAGCATCTGAAAAATCTGGTAAAGAACTATTTGGGTCAACAAATATAGATTCAGGTGGCATTCTTTTTACTTTGATTGTTCCAAGTCCACCATCTCCTTGATAATCAGGGTATATGTACATATAAGCTATACCCTTTACAATAAAATCTTTACAAGATTGCCTAAAGTGTACATCCGCATCAGATTCGTACCATATTTTATCAAGTAGTTGGTCAAAGACGAACGCCGCATCATTATCTGTTTTGCCCACAGCGTGAACATCCCATTCAGGAGCAGATGCGGCGATATTCGCTAAAACCTGCTCGACGGCGGGACGTATTTTGTTGTTAGCTTCGGGGGGCTGACCCACACTGAGCAAGTAATTCTTTTGAGACCTTGTAAGTTGAGAGCCTAAATAAAACTCATGGTCTTCCGCCATTTGATAACGATATTCGCTAGAAGAGCTTTCGAACAATAAATAGTCCGACCTTACCTCTTCCGCCGAAATTTCTTTTGTTTCTAGCTTACGTAAGTCTAACATATGTTATGTTATAATCTTACAAAACTAGAACCCAATATTCAAAATTTTTTATTTAATAAAATTAAAGTAGATATTGGTACTAGTAATAACTCAGAGGTATTATCATCTCCGCCATTTACTTTGTGTGCTAAGTCGTTTAAATACATATACTTAACTGCTTTTCTAAGTTTATCAACTCTAAACATCAACATAAACTTTACATCATTTTCTATAGTAAATACGTGAATCCACCACTTTGCTTCTGTTGTTGAAATACCTGATGGTTTACCCCTAGACTTTATTTCTATCGCCGCATTACCAGTATCAGCCCATATATCTCTTTCAGTTTTTACCTCAATACTGCCTTCAC